CTTTCAGTTTCTTTTTCCATTGGCAATAATTTAATGCCTTCTTGTTTGGCTATTTCTTCTCTGACTTCTTTTGGTTGGATTACTCCAGATTGCACCCATTTCAATAATCTCTCAGATTTTTCATCCCAATCTTCTGTTCCTATCTTATTCCAAACTATCTTAGGAACTCTCTTATATTTCCTGTATTTTGCTAGTGGTCTAAAGATATACTTTTCTATTCCAGCAGTTACTTTCAATACAATATCATTCAAAGTAAATTCAAGTAATCTTTGCTGACTATTTAATGTAGACCTATTAGTCGCTTCCCCCCCAGAGGTAGCAAATGCTAAAGGCATACCAAAAGCAGAACTTTGGTTTTCTCTCAAGTGTTTAAGTGTTGTGTCTACTATATCAGACTGTTTTACTTCAATAGGTTCAATTCTATGCCAGTGAGGTAATGCAAAATATCTGTCGTGCTTAAACTTCTTCATTACTTCGAGGGCTTGTTCAAGTCTTTGATTAGTCGGTGGTGTTTTATCGTTACCTATATAATCTACTAAAGGAAATGTTCCTCTTGCGTAAATTGAATTAGTTTGTGCTTCTTCAATATTTAATTTTCTTACTATTGATTTATAAGCAGGTTCAATTAATCCGTATGAATCAAATCCATTAGAACCAGTATAAAGTTTAAATAATGCAATTCTCTCTGGTAATAAAAATATTTGACTTTCTGATTTATCTATTCTATCTTTATACTCCTCTGGGACTTCATCACCCATGTTTCTGGTATCAACTCCGTAATTTTTATCGCTAATAGTTTGAATATATCCAATTGGTTTTTGAGATTCGTTTAGAATAATATTTCCTTCAGCGTCTCTGGCATAATCCATTTGTTTTGGATTTATTCTAGTTAAATCTAAAATATTATCCATATCTTCATTCATAACATTCTCAATCCAAGCATATCCAAATATTATTTCACTCAAGAGAATATATTCCCATAATTCATCGGCAGTATAGTCATCTCCAATCTGTCCTAAGTTATCAATAAACTTCATAAAATCTTCTCTGTCTGATTCATCTAAATCATACTTATACCCAGCAGACATAATCATTTGTACTGATTTATTGACTGAATTAAAAGTAATCGGATCGGCATAATAAGCATTTTCTAATTCCTGTTGTAATACTCGTCTTAATTGTTTTTGTGCTATCTTGCTTGATTTACTGGAGATGCTTGTTTTTCTTCTTCCTTCACTTACTCCACTAACTAAATTCTTTGCTATTCCAAATCCAAATCCTTCTGCTAATGTTTTAATCATTTGACTTCCTCGTATGTTTGCTCGAATATATCTGGTTTACAAGGATACTTCTCTCCCTTCACTCCAATTATAATCCAATCATTAGGACAAACAATATGCCCCCCCTCAAGAGTATCTATCCAACCATGTTCGTGCATGGTTTTCCCACAATGTTTGCATATTGTTGTTCCACTAACTTCTGGATGGCGATAGTAACCTACATCTAAATGATAAATAGGCATATCTTCTGGAGCAAATCCACGCCCTGCTTCCCTATCATAAGTTACTTTGAGCCATTGCTCTGATTCTATTATAACTGGTTTTTTTCTATATTTTTTCATTTCATTCATTGTTCTGTCCTAAACCACAAATCTTTCCAGATTTGCATAAATTCAGATTTAATTAAGTATAAAAATATTCCGTAAGCAGGAAAACCATACCATTTAAATGGTATATGAAATACAATCCAAAGTGTATAGTTCAAGATAGAACCATAAACTAATCCATGAAAGATTAGTAACATAATTATATCATTCTTAAAAAAACTCTTAAACTTGTTTACTTTTTGTTTAAATCTATTCTTTCGTAAATTGTGATTATTCTTTAGTTTGACTAAGAAATTATTAAATCTCTTTTTAGGAGCACTTTTTTGCACTTTTTGTTCAGTTAATGGTTCTTTAACTTCCTGATTCATTAATTAATTAGAATGGTTAAATATATAAAGGTTTGGTTTTTTATTAAATAATGAATATTGATATGACTAATTGGGAAATTGAAAACATTGGATTGGTTGTGGAAAACAAATTAATTAAAACAAACTGGGTGTTAGAGAATAGGGAAGTGAAACCAGAAGTGAAACCTAAATTAGAAGAAAATGTTAAGAATTATGAATCTTTTTTAAATAAAATAGGGTATGTGAAAAAGAATAAAACCTATTTTAGACATGGAAAAAAGAATTCAGGCGCTTAACAAAATTTCTCCGCCGCCAATATCTTGTTCATGTGCTCCTTTGACTGCCAAAGCTAAACTAATTGCTAAGTCGTCATGAGGCGCTGTACTTGCTATTGTAGGTAACTTTGTCTTTGGAGTTTTCTCTGACTTAAATCCAATTAATTGACTTGCCAATTCGTGAATTAACATTCTTTGTTCTATAAGTTCTGGGTCTCTTGGGTTTGGTATAATCAATAACTTATTTTCAATAGCAGACTTTAAAGTACCTAAGAATTGACCTCTCGCAGGAGCACTGAATGTAATTGCCTCAGCAGATAATCCATGTTTGATTAAGCTATTAACAACTTCCTGACCAATGTTTGATTTATCTACTAAAAAACAATAGGGATTATACATTTCTGCCAATTCGTTAAGTCGTTTGATTCTATCATAATCTAAAATACCTCTGTGTTTTTCTATATGTTTTAGTATAATCTTTCCACTTGGGGTTTTTTCTACTACACAGTACGCATCAAAGTCCGAATACGGTCCGTCTGATAAAGCTAAATCTACACCAATAAATACAAAACTATCTGGGTCTTCTAATTTAGTAGTAAAATTCTTATCGAAATCATAACTATCATAGATGTCTTTGCCTTTGAAAATAGAACCAGTAATATCTGCGTTTCGATTCATCATATAATTTCTTTCAAAATGTGCTTTTCCTTGTGTTTCTCTAATTTCCATTAACATACTAATTGGAAATCTCTCAGGCCATATAGATTCTCCAGTAGAATAATCATTATTTTTAATATTAATAATTGCAGGATATTCTTTTGCGTAGTATTTATGGTGTTCGTATAAAACAACACCTAAGTCTCCAGGCTCTACTGGTGTAGTAACCGCTGCGATTTTTCCATGTTTTGCGTCAGCGACTCTTGACTCGACATCTCTAAACCAAATCTGATAATAATCAGACTTATCAATATACGTTGATACCTCATCTCCGAAAATATAATCTGGATGTTTACCTCGAATACTCGGAGAATACGGTGCGTTTTCAATTTTAGACTTATTAGAACAAATCATTTTTTCCTTAGTCCATAACTTTCTATCATTCCTCTCTGGCCTTAAGTGTTCAGATAAAAATTCGTTTTCTTCTATACGAAACTTAATCTCTTCAATTATCGTAGAAGATTGTCCTTTTACGACTTTTGAAATAATAACACTCCAAGAACCTTGTTTAAACATACTTAACCAAATAGGATAAGCGATACCAAAAATTAAGCTCTTGCCGTAGCCGGTAGGTGCGAGAATTAGGATTCTTTTTTGTTTTCTAAGTATATCACACCATTCTTTATGAAAGGGCTTAATAGTATAACCCATCACTCGTTCACAAAAAAATGCAAAATCAAATAAACATTTATTAATAAAAATCTGTTCATCCTCTCCGTTTAATATTTCTGATTTAGTTCGCATTTTATTTAATAGAATGTCTTATTTATATAATCTTCTAAAAAGTTCTTGTGCAAATTTTTCTACTTCTCTTTCTCTTAGAAATCTGTCTCGATGAATAAATCCATAAGCGTGTCTGCATTCATGTAACAGAGTAGCAATTCTATCTGGTTCACTTAAATCATCACAAACATAAATTATTCTTCTATTTGGATCAGTTAAACCAAAATATTTTGTTCTTGGTTCTATTGTCGGTATTGGCTGTAATCTCAGGTTGAAATTAACTAATGACTCCAGAATAAGTTTAAAATCATCTCTTAACATTTTTATCTCTCGCTTTTAATTTAGATTCTAAATCTTCTCTCTTGGGCAAATATTCATCTTTTATCCAGTCATATAAATAATGTTCTTCTGGAACGATAAATACTTTCATTCTGTCAATTCTTAATCTATCTTCTTCTGTTAATTTACCTTCTAATTTTACTGTTCCATTATAGGAATCTATTCTACCTTGATAAATTTTTATCATATTGCTACCTTATGTTTTTCTCCATTGTGCGGTAAAATTGTTGTATCTAGTCTAGTAAGATTTCCTTTACTATCTCTATATAAATCGATTTCAAAGGCTGCTATATCCGCCGCTATCTTTCTGTTTCTCATCCATGGAGTTTGTCTTTCGGTAGTTCCTGTTAAAAATGTATGAACTCCTCCATTGAACATATAAAACGCTTTGTGGTAATGACCGATTAATAAGACGTTTGGCATTGTTTCTTCCATTCTGAACATACTTTCTAAAAGTTTCTGTGGTTTATAACTATAAGCATAACTAGTCATATCGTCTGGGTGACTTAACATCATTTCTACTTTGCCAATCTTAACTCTGGCTTCATCATCACCCAAATAAATCAAGTCTGACCTTTGCATTGCTATTACTTTTCCGACAGAGCCACCATCTTGTTTCAAATACCAATCATCATGATTTCCTTGTATGAAATGTATTCTTTTACCAATATCGGGAAAATCGTTTACAAAATCAGTTATCTGTGCGTCGAATCCGTGTGCATATTGCTCAAGAACATTGTTATGTCGCTGCCAGGGACCATCTGTTAAATCTCCAGTGTGGTAAACTGCTTCTACGCCATCCAACTTAAACCTATTCATCACGTCTCTAAGAAATTGCTTGTCAGTCCACTTATTTCCAAAATGAGTATCACCCAAAACTCCTAACTTTACATGAGTTCCAGAAAAATCGTGAGAATGAGTAGAATATTGTCTGGAAGTTTGATTCCTGATAGACTTCAACATCTCTTTTGCTTGGTCTACGCCGAGATGATTCTTTTTTAGCCATTGAAGTAATGGGTCACTTTCTTTTGGCATAATCAATAAAATAAACTGAAGTTAATAAAGTTATCTATCTTTTATTTTATTTAATTTATCGACGTAATTTCTTGTTAATTCATCTAATTCTTTTTTGAATTTCCAAAAGAGTTTATCAGATGCTTTTTTATATTCTTCTCTTAAAACTTTTAATTCCATTCTTCCCTCCTTTCAAAATTAACAAATTCTGGTTTTTTATTTAAGTCTAAGATATATCCACATTTCAAACAATGAATCGAGTTATCAAAATACTTTTTTATTTTACGACTTCCACAACTTGGACATGTTTTTAGTTTTATTTCTTTCATTTTAATTCAACAAACATTATATCT